GAGGTGCCGAGGGAAAGTTGACTGCGAAAAAGTTAGAGTGTATAAAGGCGGAAGGTGGTGGAGAATCGACAGGAAGGATAGTGGGTGCTAGTCTTGGTGCCGCAGCAGCACCATGGTTCACTAGTATTCCATATGTCGGATGGGTTGCTGCCGGATGGATAGCAATGTTTGGACAGGATAAGGGTGCAGAGATTGGTGGAGAACTTGCAACAATAATGAAAGATTGTGAGGAAAATGACTAATTTGAAACCCTAACAAAAGGGAGGAAAAATAGATGCTAATTGAATAGATAAGATATACTACGAAGTATATAAAATGATCCCTCAATTTGCACATTGGATTGGACAAAACCCTTTGATAATTGAGTGTGGGAGCGTATTAATGCTTGCTCCCATAGCATATTATTGTAATGATTCTCTTAAGAATCCTCAAAAATATAAAGAATAATAATATAGAATTATGAGCGCAATATTCGTGTTTTCCTTTGTTTCATTGCTGTGTTTTGCAATGCATATTACTTGGCCCCTACCACATAGGAGTGGGTTTAAAAAATGAATTTACTACTAAGTCCTCATGTCAATGTAAATGACCCTGTGTGGTCAGTAATTATATCTGTGATACTTGCTGTCGGATTGGCACTGGGTTATGTTATATACATATTAAAGATATCATATACGGAGTTAGAAGATGGGCGCTATGGTTCCACCCAGCAGGAAGAGCTGCTACAACTTCCGAGTGACAGAGATTAATCGTGTCCTTGATGGTGATACTATTGATGTTACTATCGACCTCGGGTTTGATTTATACAAGAAAGAAAGAGTTAGAATTGCAGGAGTTGATACGCCGGAGAAGAGAACTAGAAACTTAGAGGAGAAGGCACTTGGAATCGACGCAACCAACTGGCTCGAAGCGAAACTGGAAAGCACTCTGGCTGGTGATGATGAGTTGTCTGTTAGGACTGAACTTGTTGGTGGGGTCGGTAAATATGGTCGCCTTCTCGGTTGGTTATATATTGGGGACGACTTGGTGTCCCTCAACGAACAAATGATTGAGCAAGGTTATGCTCATCCATATGATGGCGGAACAAAAGACATGAACTTAGAAGCACTTAGAGAAATTAGGAGGGCACATGGTACGCTTGTTGACTAAAATTAAAGATTGGGATAAGGCAATGGCAAATAAAATTCAGGACAAGTTTAACTTGACTGATTATCAGATGCTTTGTCTTGCATTTGGAAAAGGATTTATTATTGGAGCACTTTTATTATGAGAAGAGAAATGTTAGATGCTCTCAAAGCACTTGCTATTGGGAACATTAAGAAAGCAAAGATGAATATTGAAATTTATCTTGTCAATCCAGTTGGCATTGGTGAGCACCCAGATGTGCTTGGTGCAATCCAGGATCAAATTGATGCGATTGCAAAAGAAGAAGAACGTCTGGAAGTTATTAAAAAGTATTTGGAAGATTAACTAGTGGACACATCTGATCTGGATGATTATTCTTTTGGAGATGGAGAATGGTACACAGAAATGACACTTGGCATAGATGAGGTTCGTGCATTATATGAACATTTTTCTTTTGCTTTAGAAACTTGGCCGGGGTCTCCTAGAAGACCCACACACGAACAAGAACTGCTTATGGTAATGAAAATGAGATTTTTTGCAATGCTACAGGATTATAATTTTTATAATAACTAAGAACTTATAATGATTCCAGAAATCCAGTTAGGTAATATTGATATTGGAGTTAATCAAGTTAGTAATTTGATTATTAACGATACACCTGACTGGTTAAAAACTCCATCTGCGGCAATGCCAATNTACCCACCCGTGACTACACAGGTGGGTGTTCCTATTGTTAATATACCTGGATGTGTTGAGTCACATAGAGATAGTAGTGAGAATCAAACTCTAAAAGATGAAGATAGAGATGGAGTCCAAGTATTTTGTGATGCAGGAACGCCTAGTTATAGTCCAATTGATTATGACCCACGTAGATTAGAGATAACAACAGAGTCTCCACCACCTCCAGTCGTCCCAAACACTCCAGAAGCACCACCAGAAACACCTCAAACTCCAGCACCACCTAGAACTGATGCTCCATTGGCAGAGTGTCCGAGTAGAGCACAAGAATTAAAAAACCCTGTAGGAAAAATCCTAGAGGGCAATAAAAAGATTACTGGGTATGAGACAGTGGGAAAAGAATGTCTTCCTGTATTTGAGAATTTAAATATACCTGATCAGATTGTCCAGAATATACCATCAGCAGGTATGGTAACTGTTACCGCCTCAATTGCTGTAGTTGCGACGACCTCTGCACTGCTCGCAAAACCTCTTGCTGATCTTTTGTTGAAAGTGGTGAAACCTGTGACGAAGAAGGTGGTGAAGAAGATTGCGACCTTACGGGGTAAGAAACCCCCGGTATTGTCTGAGTCTGAGAGGAAGGCGGCACAGCGTGATCGGAACCGTGCGATAAAGGTCTTACGTTCGGCACTGAAACCGAAGGGATAGAGTGACGATGTTGCTTAACTGTATTAACATTTTGAACTACAACATCAGCACACACTTTAAAGTAAGGACTTCTGGGATGAAAAGAAATTCCTTGCTGCATTAATTGACCACAATTCTTAAGTCTCGCAAGTTCAAAATCTAATCTCTTATTGGCAATTAATTGTTGTTGCATTTGTATCTGAGTATCTGCTGCCTGCTTACAACGTTCTTGCAATCCACCATCAAGTGGGAAAGAAAGTGTTGCAGACAATCCAATGCTTGTGCTGTAGTTTCTAGTATCACCAGTTCTCACTGGTTTCTGCCAGAGTTCTGATCCTGGATTATCGGGGACACCATCTCCAGTCATTTCCATGGTGGTGATTGGCATATCTGCACCATCTTCATAGGCACGAACAGTTTCACCTGCTGAGTTGGTATATGTTCTATTATCATAGTGTGGAGACCAAGGCCAGTTCTTAACAATGGATTGAGTTTCTACTAGTTGTCCTTGAAAATCTCTATTATCGTATTGAGGTTCCATATAATGTGTCTCAAATGGATGCTTCTCATTACGAGCATGAGTAATGAATGGTGTAATATTGGCAGTCGGTCCTTGACAAGCAATCCCTCCACCATATTGATTGGTGATATATGGTCCTTGTAAAACCTGAATAGCTTGGTTCGTAACTGAGCCTGAACTATTAGCTATTGGGTTTGCAGTCGCAGAAACACCTCCCACATCAGCAGCACTGACAGGGGATGATACTAATAGAGCAATTACTGGGTAAAGATACTTGTAGTGTCGGTTACGCTGGTAACCTCTGTTGTTCTTTGGATTACAGTTTGATTCGTTACCCCCGGACCCATGTAAGTCTGAGTGAACTGAAATGCTGCTCCCGGAGTTGCTATTGTGAAACTCTGTCCATTTAAATCGAGACCAGAGTTGGCGCTTGTTACTTGCCCCTCTGTTCCTCCTAATGGATTCACTATCACTGAGTTTGTCGTTGGGTTCGGACTGAGGGATTGTCCCCCGTTCGTTACATTTGTTCCCGATACTGAATACTGCCATCCTGTTGCATAATCTATAGAGTTAATCGTCTCAGTTACCTTACTGGTCGTCTCGGTGTGGCTCGTCATACTTCCCTGAGTGAAGTTTGGGACCACAGGGACCGCCAGGGCAGCGGCAGGAATAAGACTTACTCCCACCGCAGACATCACAATATATATGATTGTCTTTCCAGAAGTCATGATTTCTGACCTCCATTTATTTAGTGTAGAATCGAGAGTTCACTTACGAACTGACCAGTAGCATTTGTACCAGCTCCACCAGCCGTTATTGTAAGAGCACCAGTAGTAGCAATAGTACCTGCTAGAGAACCAGCAGCACCAGCAGCAGTAGATGTAATGTTTCCAAATGCTGCTACAGCACCAACAGTAGGTGCAGAAGTTGGGATTACATCACCCTGTGTGAAAGCAGTGCTAAAAGAGAATGCTTCTCCGTTAGTTGCTGAAAGTTGATTTGCTGAAATCGCACCAGG